TATTTCTATCAACTAATCCAGAAGTACAATAGGTAATAGAATCTTTTGCAATTTTCAGAGAACCTTTAGATGATGAACTTGGCAAACCTCCAACAGACCCTAAAGGATAATTAGGTGTAGGTGAATATATGAAATACTCTTCAATATCAGAATAACCCATTTCTGAGTTAGTAAGAGTTGAATTTATTGATAATTTTCCTATGATAGGATCGGCTTTTTTTCCCTTTGTTTTGACCTCTTGACGAACATGCTTCATTTTCATCGGATCAATATATCTCAATTCTTTAATACCTTCTTGAGGTCTTTTCATGTCAATTACTTTTAGATAATAAAGTCTTCCATCAACATACCAATTTCTAAAAATCTCATGAGACTTTCTATCAAAATCCATCATTTCTTTGATAGATTTAAATTCACTTCTTATAATATCTTTAAGTCTATCACTTGCATTTAAATTTGATAATTCAATTTCAACGGGAGAATCATACAAATCACTGACAATAGCCTCATTCACAACATCTTCAATAGCACCATCACATTCTGGATGTAACGCCATTTCTCTATAACGACGCATTAAGTCAAATTCTGTTCTATAGACACCTTCAATGTCTACATATTGTCCATAAAATCCCGATTGAATATAATAATCAACCCCGTCCTCATCTGTAGGAGGAACGGGGGAAATTATAGATTTAGATTTTTCTTCACTATCTTCAATCGAAAAACCAAAAAGCTTCGCCATTTTATAAATTTAAATTGATTTGTGTACTATTTAGTTAATATCTTCTCCACCTGCTGATGCAGAAGTTCCCTTGATTGCTTCCCACCAGTGAACTTGCATTTCCACTGTAAATTCTTCAATATTATCATTATCATATCCCAAATTAATAGGACCTACTGATGTTGGGAATGTATCATAGAAATGATAAGCTCTTAAAATGCTTCCATCACGATTTAATTGATAAACAAATGCATCTGCTTGATAAAGTGCTGGATTGGTTGTTCCAGTGTTATCGGAAAGACGATTCATGTAATTGCTCCACTTTTCAAAAGCAGAGCGAATTGCAAAATCGGTATCGTTGATAATTGTAATGGTCCAAGATTCAAAAGATCTATCTCCAGCAACTTTTAGGGTTCTACCTCTAAAAGCTACATCTAATTGATTAACGTTTGATGCAGGGAGTGCAGCAGTTTTAACAAGAAATCTAGTCTTGTCTAAGGTTACTGGATCTACTCCAATTGCAGACGGGAAGGAAAGCTCAACTTCAAAGAGGTTGGCTCTAGTGCCTCCACCAGACAGTTTACTCTTGAAGTCTGTAATTTTCCTTAAAGGAATTGAATTGAGCTGAGTTCTAGTTGCCATTTGTTAAACCTCTAGGTTAATTAAAAGTTTCCAATTACTTCTTCAAAATCAACACCAGTCTTGGTGGCAATAAAGTTCAATCCAATGAAGTTAATTGATCTTGCTGGTTTTACATAGATGCTAGCAATAAATTCATTGCTATCAATTACAGCAGCAGTATTGTTAGTTTCATCACAAACTACAAGATAATCATAAATTCCACGTTTGGCTTGAACATCACGAAGGAAAGGTTCGACAGTATTTACAAAATTAGATCTTGTAATTTCATCATTAAATTGGAATAATGCATCTTTTGCTGCTTGAGAAATTGCAGTTTCAAGATAAACGAACAAACGACGAACATTGATACGATCAAATGCAGATGCTCTTGCAAGTCCAGTTTTATCACCATAAAGAACAATTCCAGCTCCAGGTGAGAAAATTACTGGGTTAATTCTATTTGAGAAAAGTCTATCTCTCTGTGATTTTGAAGGATTATAAGCAAGTTTGACTGCATTTAAGACAGAACCTCTTACTGTTCCTGCTGGAGAATACCAAGGATAATTATTAATATCATTTCTGGCACAAATACCAGCAATATCTCCATTCAAAGGAACATATCTAAAAGTATCTGAAAATCTATCATACATGTATTTGTATCCACTATCAAATACTACATATGATGATGATGCAACAGGAGAATAGAATGATATCAAATTATTTGTAATATCTTCAGCAGATTTTACATTTATAGAATATTGATCTGAAGTATCAGTAAGTGCAGCACCTCTATATGGAGAAACAAATGCAACAGCATCTTTTCTAAGTTCAGCTATAGAAATAATTTTATTTGCTAAGGCTTGTGCAGTTTCTTTAGCATATGCAGCAGATCCCATCAATAAGAAATCTACTTTAAAATTATCTGGATTTTCAAATAAATCATAACCAGATGAAAGATTTCCAAGTGTTGCAGTTAAGGCTCCTGAAGTTCCAATTGAATATGTAGAAATTCCAGAATAATCCGTTCCTCTAGTCAATTCTGAAGTAACAGATCCATAACCTCCAAATTTAATACCATTTGCGTTTTGATCCCATGAACCATTAGATACTAAATTAAATCCAGAACTATAACTTGATGTTACAATTCCTGTAGGACCTCCAAGACCAAAAATATAACTTGAATTATTCGCAAGATACTTTCTCCAATAAGAAGGATTTCCTACTGAAAAATCAGCATCTACTGCTTTAGAAAGACTTAAATGCTTTTCGAGAATTGTTCCCGCATTTCCAGTAACTGTACCTAGAGCATCAATCACAACAACATGAACTTCATCAAATCTTGAATTTCTTGCATTTGCATAAGCAGACGTTGCAGGTCTTGGTGCAAGATTGTTCCAATTTACGCTAGATGCTGTAGTCAAACCAACTGTCTGCTGATCAAACCAATCAAGACTTGCGGAATAAGTTGTAGTTCCATAAGAAACTGTTTGTCCAGATGTAGTAACACCAACTGAAGTTCCACTTGAGAATTTCCAATTTCCTGATGGTTGATAATCTACTAGTGTTTCTACATTATTTTCTGTATAACTTAAAACTTTGACTTCAACTTGACTTACGCCGATACCAGTAACAATTCCTTTTAAATATCCAGTTAAAATAGATGTAGTTCCAATTCCAGGATTAACTGTTCCATATAAAGATTGTGTAATTCCATAACCAACTGCAATTGATGTTGTAACTCCAGTTGTATTAAATCCTGTTAAAATTTGATCAGATTTGCTATCAATAATTGCAACTCTAATTCCATTTGACCAAGAACCTGGATTTCTTGCTGCTACTAAAACATTTGAAAGAATGTTTTGATCATATCCAAGAGCATTATAATGATCTATACTATTAATTTTAACACTTGTTGCAGTTCCAACAAAACCATTTGTTAAATCAACATCATTTGCTCTTACAACTCTTAATGTTCCACCATAAGCAAGGTAAGATGATGCAGACAACCACTGTTCATAATGGTTGTCTATTGAATATGGTTGTCCAAAAGTTTTCAATAGATCGTTTTCATTTTCGATCAATATCGGAACATTTATAGGCCCCTGAGCAAAAGGTGCGACAAGAGCACCAACTTTATTAACAGAGGGAGTAGTTCTACCAGTGGTTAAATCAATTTCCTTGACTACAAATCCAGGAGATGCTAAATTTAGCGGCATCTTTATTCTCCTACAGTCCAGATTTATCTAGAAATATTTATTAAAATGAGTATCTTAATTGGGGAAACGATGCATGAATGTTTACCAATCAGGATAATTCCAATCCGTTGAGTATGTTTTTGACATTCTTGATTTCTTAACTCTCTTTATAGTACATTCTCTACACTCATAAGAGTATGATGATAAAAGAGTATTATTTTTTCTAATTTTATAAAAATCATCTATTAAATTTTTTTTAATACCACATACTCTACATTTTCTTTCAGTAAATAATAGATGTTCTATCTCAAACTGTTTTTCTAAATCCATTATCTATATTCCCACATGTATGAGCGATCTCCATACTCATCAACATTCCAAATATCAATAGGTTCATTTTTATTTTCATTTGTCGCAAACATCCAATGGTCTCCAGTGTTTTTATCCACTTCAACTGTAAGTTCTTCTAAACCATCGGAAATAAACCCAAATGGAGACATGTCTTGTTCAATTTGGTTTTTCTGCTCTTCATAAATTCTTTTACGGACATCATTATCCGTCATTTCTTTAAAATAAT